CTGGTTCCCGTGTTGAAGCACAATAAATTAAAGGAGATGTTAAGCCTCCTCTTTTAATGTTTAACGGTGCTTCGTGCTATGGTCCTCGGCAGGGCACAGGTGGAAATTTTATGCGATTCAACGGAAGCCTGCGCACAGCGGTGGTTCGACTCCACCCTCTAGCATTAGTAAGCAACCAGAACAAATTAAAGGAGTTGAAAAACGCCTCCTTAATATCAATCAACAGATTGCTTACGAGCTTCAGCAAGCACCACAAAATATATTTAGAAATCAATATATTTGTGCAATGCAACACCGCTTGTTGGAGCGTGTCCGGTGTGGAAAGCCGGGCACACATATACATCACCCAAGCCTGGTCAAATGACTGGGCTTTTTGTATTGGAGGAATACGCATGAATGGGAAAATACTTCTTTTTGTCATATTTGAAAATGGCAAAGTATATCACACACTTACATATCAAGGTGCGGATGTTCCAAGTATGCAATTCTTCGATATTGAAGGTAAGCCAGTAAGCAATCCTTATGGGATGCCAGATGTTTTAAAAGCGATTTACGATATTTCAGAGCAGAAATGGTATTTGCCATACAACTTGCCCGACTTTGATTGGGAGTTTTTAGGACGTCTTTATTTGGGAGTGAAAAGCATGAGTGAACATAATTTGAAACTAGTTAAAGAACGTGACGATTTAGGTTTGAAAATCAGTAAGTTAAAGAAGTTCATGAAAACCGACGAGTTTAATAACTTGGATAAAGATGACCAAGAACTGCTTAAGGCACAAAAGAGTGTCATGAAAGCTTACAAGCATATCCTGAATGAACGGATTTTCTGGGAAGTTTAACAATGAAACAGTATAAAAATTGGGGAACGGTCAGCAGTGGTGCAGAGCTGTATATGCTAAACCACGCTGAACGGCATAGAAAGCAAAAGGAAAGGGCGAGAAAACGTAATGAAATGGTTAGTGATAATTCTTACAGCAATGTTCACCGGAGCAAAACTAGCACACGCGATTAGTTGGTCATGGTGGTTAGTATTTAGCCCAGCGATTATTTATTGGGGAACTGGTGCGGTAATTCTTCTACTAGCGTGGATTGTAATTATTATTTATTGGTTAGTAGGATTCTTTCAATTTCTTATCAAGAAAAGAGGTCTGAAGAATGCAAGTTCAAAGCATGAAGATTAGTGAGGTTAAGCCTTACCCTAATAACCCACGTAACAATGATGATGGGGTTGAAGCAGTAGCCAATTCAATTAAAGAGTTCGGCTGGCAACAACCCATCGTGGTAGATAAGGATAATGTAATCATTGTGGGGCATACCCGATATAAAGTAGCTAAGAAGTTAGGAATGGATAAAGTTCCGGTGGTAGTAGCGAGCAACTTATCCGATGAACAAGTACGAGCTTACCGGTTGGCTGATAACAAGACGGGTGAATTGACCGATTGGGATATGGGGCTACTCGATGATGAGTTAGCTGATATCGCTGATATTGATATGAGTGACTTTGGTTTTGACTTAGATTTAGATGATGATGAAGTCGAGGTACAAGAGGATGATTTTGATGATGAAATCCCAGAAGAGCCTAAATCAAAATTAGGGCAAATCTACCAGCTAGGACGGCATCGGTTAATGTGTGGCGATAGTACCAACCCCGAAATGGTCAAAAAATTAGTGGGAGGGGTGCAATGTGACCTGCTATTGACGGATCCACCATATAATGTAGATTATTCGTCCAAAGCTTATGGCAAGGACAAGTCTTCTAAAACTAGAAAGAATAATCAAATTGCCAATGATAAAATGACGCCGGATGAATTCTACAAATTCTTATTATCGGTATTCCAAAATGCTAAGGATAATCTTAAAGATGGTGCTTCGTTCTATATCTGGTTCTCCGATTTGACAACCGTTGAATTTAATAACGCTGCCAATGAAGCAGAATTATTAGTTAAAGAAACTCTCATTTGGGAGAAAAATAACATTGTTTTAGGTCGTCAAGATTATCAGCACAATCATGAACCGTGCTTATATGGCTGGGTTAAGGGCGGTAGTCATTCGTGGTATTCCGACCGTAAGCAAACAACTGTTATGCATTTCGATAAGCCACAGCGTTCTGACCTACACCCAACTATGAAGCCGGTTGCCTTGTTTGATTATCAAATTAAAAATAGTACCAAGTCGGGTGACGTGGTACTAGATTTGTTTGGTGGTAGCGGAACAACCATCATGGCTTGTGAGCAGGATGGACGGAACGCTTACGTTATGGAATATGATCCAAAGTATGTTGATGTCATTATCAAGCGGTGGGAAGATTTCACCGGAAAGAAAGCTGAATTGGTTGAAGGTTAGTTAACGACTAGCCTTTTTATTTTGTGTGAAAGGCGGTGAGTATTACTTGCAATGGCGAAAGGAATATACAAGAAGTGGCTAGAAGATGACAACCTAATCTTGCTTCAAGGCTGGAAAAGAAACGGTCTAACTGATGAACAGATTGCCAAAAATATTGGAATTAATGTTCGCACGTTGGACAAATGGAAAGCTAAGTATGGGCGGATTGGGCAGGCTTTAAAAATAGGCCATGAACAAGCTAATTATGCTGTCGAAGGTAAACTTCTGAAAAAAGCTATGTCGGGTAATACTACCGCCATGATTTTCTGGTTAAAAAACAACTGGCGTGATAAGTATAACGACAGTGAACTTTCACCAGAAGAACGTAGGCTTGCCACTGCTCGTATGGAAAAGCTTAAAGCCGATACTCGTATTAGCAATGCCCGAGCTAAGGCATTGGAAGGCAACAGTGAAGCCGGAGCATTAAAGGAATCAACGACCATTATTGACGATATAGGAGCGATTGAACATGCCGAAAATAAAGATGTCAAAGATGATTAATCCGCATTTTTACAAGGTGTGGAATACTAACAAGCCTTATATCATTCTCAACGGTGGGCGTGGTTCATTTAAGTCGTCTGTAATTAGCTTAAAGCTTGCTACGATGGTGAAGAAGCAGACTCAGCTTAATCATCAAGTTAATTTTATTTTGATACGTGAAAACGCTAGTTATTTGCACGATTCTGTTTATAAGCAAATGGAGTGGGCGTTTACTCAACTCAATATGTTTGATGAGTTCTTGTACTTCAAGTCTCCAATGCGGATTGTACATAAGCGAACGGGAAGCACCTTTTACTTTTACGGTGGGGATGACCCGATGAAGCTTAAATCAAACATTGTTGGTAATGTTATGGCTGTTTGGTATGAAGAAGCAGCGAACTTCAAAGGGCGTGAAGTATTTGACCAAGCAAACCCTACGTTTATCCGGCAAAAGCCACCATTCATTGACTATGTGACTGTTTACTATTCATACAATCCACCTAAAAGCCCATATGACTGGGTAAACGAATGGGTGGAAGATGAACGACAGGATCCTGATTGCTTAGTTGATACGTCAACTTATTTAGATGATAAGTGGGGGTTTACCAAAAAAGAACAGTTGAAGTTGATTGAGCGGTACAAGAAAAATGATTATGACTATTACCGCTGGTTGTACCTAGGCGAAGTCATCGGATTGGGTAACAGTGTATACAACGCTGATTTATTCCACCCACTGGAAACATTCCCGGACGATGATGATATTATGGAGCTTTACACCGGACAAGATAGCGGGCAACAGGTATCGGCAACGACCGAGCTAAATGTTGCTTTAACCCGTAAGAAGCGGATTATCTTGTTAAACACTTATTACTATGATCCGGCTGGTAAAGCGCATAAAAAAGCACCGTCCGATATTGCTCACGACTTGCACGAAGCAGAAAACAAGTGGATCGAACAATGGGGACGGCACTTTTACAAGCAATCAGCGGATAGTGCTACAAGTGATTTTGCCTTAGACCATGAAATGTACAAACAATATAATCATCATTATCACCATGTGGCCAAAACCGAGAAAACAAAGATGATCGATAACGTTCAGAACTTATTGGCAACTGGTCGTGTTTATTATCTTGATACTCCTGAGAATCAAATATTTATTGAACAGGCTCGCAATTATCGCTGGGACGAAGATACTTTACAGAATGATAATCCACGTGTAATCAAGGAAAATGACCACACATGCGATGCGTTTCAGTATCTTGTCTTAGATAACTTGCGGGACTTTGAACTTAAATACTAGGGGGTGTTGTTGTGTTTGAAGGAATACGAAACCTATTTAGAAAGGCAGGTGCAAAAATCGGTATGAATGGCAGTTTAATTGACGTGACAGACGACAATCGGGTTAACATGCCCGTTAGCGAGTATAAGCGGATTGCTAAGGATTTTCGCATGTACCGTAATGACTACGACAGCATTACTGAACACGTTGGTAAGTCGATTCATCGAAGAAAACCGCATACAGTTAACATGACCAAGACGGTTGCTAGACGATTAGCTTCAATTATTTTCAATGAAAAAGCTAAGGCCAGCTTTGGCGATGAATCCGTTAATGATTATATTGATGGCGTCTTTACTGATAATGACTTCTACAATCAGTTTGAAACCAATCTTGAAAAAGGAATTGTTGCCGGTGGCTTTGCTATGCGTCCGTATGTTGATAACGGCAAGATAAAAATTGCTTGGATTCGTGCTGATCAGTTTTACCCGCTACGAAGCAACACTAATGACATTCCTGAATGTGCGATTGTATCCAAGACCCAGCGCATTGAAAATCATACGGTTATTTACTATTCACTGTTAGAGTTCCATCAATGGGACGAACAGGGTAATTACGTAATCACTAACGAGTTATACCGTTCAGATAACAATTCGGTAATTGGCTACCGAGTACCACTCAATCGGATATATGAGGACTTACAAGACCAGACTAGTTTTGGTCCGATGTACCGTCCGCTTTTTGCTTACTTTCATACACCGGGAGCTAACAATATCAGTTTAGAAAGCCCGTTGGGCGTTGGTATTGTTGACAATGCACGGGGTGAACTGAAGGATATTAACATGATTAACGATGCTATGCGCCGCGAGGTTCGTTATGGTAAGCGTCGGATTGTTGTGCCTGAACAAATGCTTAAGATTGACGAGGTACACAAGCCGTATTTTGACCCAGAGGATCCTACCTATATTGGATTTAATGGGGATGACTTGAAGATTACCGATGTTACTAGCGATATGCGAATTGAACAGCTTAAATCGGCGATGGACTACGCCTTGCGCAAGTTTGAAGTACAAATTGGCTTGAGTGCGGGTACATTTAGTTACGATGAGAGCGGTCTTAAAACGGCTACTGAAGTTGTTTCTGATAATTCCATGACTTACCAGACTCGTTCAAGCTACTTGACGATGGTTGAAAAGGCGATCAAGGAGTTATGTACCTCCATTCTTGAATTGGCTGATTATAATGGCTTATTCAAGTATGATGTTGCTAAGAATGACCCTGAATTTAGTATCTACTTTGATGATGGCCTTTTCGTTGATAAGGACAAGCAACTTGACGAGGATTTGAAAGCAACTGCTGCAATGGCAATGCCTAAAAAACAGTTCTTGATTCGTAATTATGGCCTAAGCGATGATGAAGCTGAAGAATGGTATCAAGAAACGCTTAAAGAACAACGTGATCAGCAAACTAACATTGCTGAAGAAACACGAGGGCCAGATGGCGATGATGATGTAGGAGCTGATTAATTGTGACTGCACGTGATGATTTTCAAAAAGCCGGTAACAAAATCATCGCTCTTTACGAACAACTGCAATCACAGATATTTAACACGATTATCGACACGTTGAAAGCTGGAGATTACAAGCACGTTAGTAAAGATGATGTTGTTACTTGGCAGGCGAAACAGTTAGCTCAAATGGGAAAGCTTAATCAGCAAACTATGAAGCTAATGGCACATGCTGATGGCTTAAGTGAAAAAGCAATTAAGGACTTGATTAAGTTTCATGGTATTCAAGTAATCAATGAAGTTGATGGCGAGCTGCAAGAGGCAACAGGGCGAAAAGAACCAGTATCTAGTGACACCCAGAATGTTCTCACAGCCGTTGTGAGTCAAACTTGGTCTGATTTGAACAATAACATTAACGAATCATTAATCAGCCGTAATTATGGAGCTACGGCAACGACAAGGGTATATCGGCAGATACTTACTGAATCAACATTGGCTACCGTGTCTGGTCTAATGACTCACCAAAAAGCTGTCGAAAGTGCGGTCTATCGTGCAGTTGATCGTGGCTTACCTACAAGACTTGTTGATAAAGCTGGTCATAACTGGAGCATTGAGGGCTATTCTCGAATGGTAATCAATACGACAGTTAATCGGACTTACAACGACTTGCGACTTAGTAGAATGAAAGACTTTAATATGCACTTAGCATTGATGAGTAGTCACCCGAACAGTCGTCCGGCTTGTGCTTATATTCAAGGGCACGTGGTTAACATCGTACCGCCTGAAAGCCCCGATTATAACGATAAGTACGATAGTATCTACAATCACGGCTATGGAACACCAGCAGGAACCCAGGGGATTAATTGTCGTCATCGACTGTTCCCGTTTGTTCCGGGTGTTAACGTGAACCATCAACCAAAATATGACCCCAAACAGGCGATTAAGAACGGGAAGATAGTTCAGAAACAACGAGCACGTGAACGGGCTATCAGAGACGCTAAACACCGCCTAGTAGTTGCTAAAGAATTAGGCGATGAAGAACAAATAAATAAGTGCAAAGCGCTAATACGGGCACGACAGGCTAATATACGAGAGTTTATCAAGAAGACAAACGAAAAACATAAACCGCCGATTCTTACCCGTGATTACAACAGAGAAAAAATTGTTAATTAATATTTGACCCGAGCAAGTCGTTAAAAGGCTCTTTTGTTATGCACTTTTTATCAGGGTCGTTGCCCTGTATAAAAATATCGAATGGAGGAAAGTTGCATGAAACGTGATGAATTACGAGAAATGGGTTTAACCGATGAACAAGTAACTAAGGTATTTGGTATGCATTCAGCAGAAGTTAATGATTTGCATTCCCAGATTAATACGATTACTGGTGAACGTGATCAATACAAAGATGAGTTGAATACCAATGCACAGAAACTAAAAGACTTACAAAAGGACGCTAAGGATAACGAAGAGTTACAAGGTCAATTAAAAGACTTACGTAAAGAGTTCGATGATTCCCAAAAGGCGTCACAAGATAAAATTGCAAGCCTTAAATTGAATAGCGCTGTTGACCTTGCTATTGCTGGCTCTCATGCCCGTAACGGCAAGGCTGTCCGAGCGTTGATTGATATGGATAAGGTCAAGATGGGTGACGATGGCACTCTTACCGGTTTAGATGATCAATTGACAGGATTAAAAGATAGCGACAGTTACCTGTTTGAAGAACAGCCCAAAAACACTAGTGATTCAACGATTATTGGCAATCCTAGCGGTGGTGACGGTGGCAG